GGTTACAAGTTTAGCGTAGGTGGCAGTTCGGTAGAGCAAACAAAAGAAAACTTTAAACCCACTAACGAGTTCACGCAACTTACAGTACAAAGAAATGGTAGTACACTCATAATTAGAGAAGATGGTGTAGAAGTTGTAAATGATACAATAGCAACTACTGACTTTACATTTAATCAGGTCGGAGCAATAGGAGGAACTTATTCATCTACAATTAACGCTAATATATATCACATATCTGTTTACAATGGTTACATACAAACGGATCTTGAAAGAATAGAGTCAGAAATAACAAAATTAGCAGCAAAAGCAACGCAGTAATGAGTAAGGTTAGAAAGACATTAAATGAGGTTGGAAAGCTGCTCAAAACTGCTCTTGCAAAGGAGTTAGAGGATCAGGGACACAGAGCATCTGCTAGTGGTAGTATCATTGACAGTTTTAAACACAAGATTACTGATACATCTGTTACGATAACTACAGACAAGGCACACGCTAATGTATTGCAAACAGGAATACCTAAAGGAAAGAAAGTTGATAAGGAGAGAATAAAAGATTGGGTAAGGCAAAAGGGGTTTGCTACCAATGAAACGGAGGTCAAACAGATAGCATACCTTGTTGCAAGAAAGATGAAGCTAGAGGGTGTTCCAACAAATGAAAGTATGACTCATTCTAAAAACGGAAGAAGAATAGGGTTTATTGATCAGGTTCTAAAAGAAAACGAAGATAAGATAACTAAAATGATTATGGATGCTTTTGCATTTGACATAGAGGTTATGTTTAACAAATTACCAAGCGAAGTATAATGGCAGAAAAAAAACAAGTATTAAGGATTGATATTAAGGGTAATGAAGAACTCATTAGGCTTAGACAAAGTTTACAACAATATCAAAAGCAGCTTAAAGATTTAAGAAAGGAACACAAAGATAGTGAAACCCTTACTAAATCACAGGCTACAGAGTTTGCTAACTTAGAGTTAAACGTAAAGAAAACAAGATCTGAGTTTAACAAGGCTTCCAAGTCCGTCAAGGGGTTGAACGATTCTACAAAAAAAGGAATTGGATTCGTTGGTAAGATGGCAGGTGCTTTTGCTGCTGCAAACATAGCAACAGCAGCTTTTACAAAAGCATCAGGTATGCTTAGGGATGCTATAAAGCAAGGCTTGGTTACATTCAAAGATTTTGAGTTTCAAATGGCTAAGGTAAAGGCTATAAGTGGAGCAAGTGAGAGAGAGTTTCAAAAGCTAAATAACACAGCGAAAGGATTAGGTAGAACAACATTCTTTACAGCGTCGCAGGTAGGAGAACTTCAACTTAACCTATCAAAGCTAGGTTTTAATACTGAAGAGATATTGCAATCACAAGAAGCAATCCTTAATCTATCAACAGCGATGGGAGAGGATCTTGGTAGGACAGCAACAGTAGTAGCAGCATCCATAAGAGGTTTTGGAGAGGATACAGATCAAACAGGTAGATTTGCAGATGCTATGGCTTCTGCTTTTGCGAACTCAGCACTAGATATAGAGAAGTTTCAAACATCAATGACTAAGGTTTCTGCTATTGCTGCTACAGCAGGATTTAGCTTTGAAGAAACAACAGGGCTGTTAGCCTTACTTACCGATAGAGGTATTGAGGCTTCAATCGCAGGTACATCTTTACGAAACATACTACTGAAACTGCAAGATCCAACATCTGACCTTTCAGAAAGATTAGGAAGAACTGTTCACTCAGGAGAAGATCTTATAGTTGCTCTTAGAGAGCTTGATGCCTCAGGTATAGATGTTGCAGGAGTTATGCAGATAGTTGACAACAGGCAAGTTCAGGCAATGGAGTCATTCATTAGAAGTGCTGACGCTGTAGAAGAGTTTAATACTATATTAAATTCATCAGCAGGATCTGCAAAAGACATGGCTACAATTATGGAAGGTACTGTTGGTGGTTCTTTTCTTAGATTAAAATCAGCCTATGAAGGTTTTGTACTTTCCCTTTCAACAGGAACAAGCACTTTTTCAAATGTAATTCAAGGTGTTTTGAATGGCATTTCAGGATCTCTTAACAACTTATCAAGTGCTTTAGGTGATTCTGCTGCAATTACAGATCAAATAGTAGCAAGCGCATCAACAGCAGCTCAACTCAAGGTTGTTGATAAAGATAATGAAATAGAAAATTTATCAGCAGCATTAGAAATAGAAAAGGCTTTGATAGTAGCAGAGATAGCCATAAAAACAGGTGAAGTCAGATTAGCTCAGGGCAACATCATTAGAATGGAAGCCTTAAAAAAGGAGATAAAAGGAAGAAAAGAGGCTATAAAGGAGATTGATAGTTTAATATTTGATGCTATATCTAAAGAGATGAATGCTGCTGATGAGCAGGCAGAGCAGGACAGAATAAACAAACTGAACGAAGCTAAAAATGCACAGAAACTTAGTGAGCAAATAAAAGCACTACAAGAAGAGAAAGCGATACTTGTTGATCGTGGAGAAAAATTAAACGAGTTTGGAAAAAGAGATCTTATAAGAATAAACACAGAAATACTTGCATTACAAGATCTACAAAAAGAACTACAAAACTTAGGAGTAGAGAAAAAGAAAAGTAAAGAAGAGCCAATTTTAGATAAAACTCAGGCTCAGGGAGATAATGTTAGTGCAACCGAAGCTGTAATAAATCAACAAAGAGCTGATCTTCAGAAAGAGTTCCTTGACAACAAGGAAATGACAGAAATTGAGTTCAACAACAGATTAGCTGAAATACAAGTAAATGCACTTACTACAGCCTTAGAGTTTGAAACACTTACCACAGAAGAAAGAATAAAACTTCAAGATAAGCTATTTAAGGTAAAAGAGCAAGTAGCAAATGCAGACAGACAGGCTACTCAAGATAGAATACAGCAGCTTACACAAACAGGTAGGCTGTTGATGGAGGTTGGTCAAGCACAAGGCGAAAACAATGCTTTGACAGCAGCAGGTATTAAGATTACTCAACTTGCATCTGTTGCTTCAGGAATTGATGGTTTAATAAATGCTGAAGTGGGAATTGCTCAACAAGCAAAACTTCCCTTTCCTAGTAATATCATTGCAATGGCTGCAACTGCTGCTTCTGTAGTTTCTGTAATAGCAAACCTAAAAGCTCTTCTTGGTGGATCAGGTGGTGGTGGAGGTGGAGGTGCTTCTGTTTCAGGAGGTGGTGAAGCTATAACATTTGCTAATGGTGGTTTGACCGAAGGTGGTATGTTCAAGGGAGCATCCCATGCTAACGGTGGTGTTAAGTTTGCTGTAGGTGGCAGAATACATGAAGCTGAAGGAGGCGAAGCCATTATAAACAAAAGATCAACAGCAGCATTTAGACCAATACTATCAGCAATCAACTCTTACAATGGAAACGGTGTTAAGTTTGCTGAGGGTGGTCTTTTATCTACAGGAGAGAAGTTTGCTATGGGTGGAGAGTTAAGAAGTGTTCAATCCATGATTAGTGGAGGAGGAACACAAAGAGTAGTATTAGTAGAGAGTGATGTTACCTCAACACAGAACAGAATATCAGCACTTGAAGCGAGAGCGTCTTTTTAGTATATTACAGCATGGTAAAACAAAACAAAGAAGAAATAGTATTAGAGTTTGTTGATTTAATCTACGATGAGGTAAAGAGAAAATACTCAGAGGGAGCAGGAATAAAGAATGTATTATTGCATTTGGTAGAGAAGGGATTGATTGATTCCAAGAAGCTAAGGGACTACATGGTAATAAAAGATTTTACTAAAATAATGGATGAAACGAAACAAAGTTCTACATACACTTTCATGGATTTATCCATCAAATATGATATATCAGACAGGACAGCTCAATCCATTGTTTACAGAGAAAGGCATAAATTTTTAAAAAAGAATAACATAAGGTAAGTTTTTACAACTTTTTTCGCACTTAGCGATATAACTATAATTATATTTGTAATCATGAATAATTGGTACTCCATTAAAAATATGTCAGAAGTTGCTGAGATCTCTATCTACGATGAGATAGGGGATTACGGTACTTCTGCTAAGAACTTTATTGAGGAAGTAAAGAATATAGGCAAGAAGGATATTACACTACGCATCAACTCTGTTGGTGGAAGTGTGTTTGATGGACTTGCTATTTACAATACTTTGCGTTCTCATCAAGGATATGTCAACATTAAGATAGAAGGATTGGCTGCTTCTATATCAACTGTCATTGCTATGGCAGGAGATAATATAGAGATGGCTGAAAATGGTTTCTTTATGATACACAATCCTTTTGGACAATCAGCAGGAGAAGCAGTAGATATGCGTAAAACTGCTGATCTTCTAGACAAGATAAAAAATGAGATCATTGAAATCTACCAAAGACAGACAAAGTTACCTTACGATGTTCTTTCTGAGATGATGGATAAGGAAACATGGCTATCAAGTCAAGAAGCACAGGAACTTGGTTTTATAAATGATATTACAGAACCACTAAAAGTTGCTGCTAAATATAACCTTTCTAAGTTTACTAACGTAAATGAAAAAGAGGTTATGGATATATTAACATTAAGTAATAATAAAAAACTTTTTAAAATGACCGAAGAATTGAAAACTTGGTTCAACAGCCTTAAGGAAGAGATCGTTATGGCTGTCAAAGGAGATGAAGTTTCTACTCCTAGCGAAGTTTCTGTTGTTCTTTCTGACAATGAAGATGTAGTAAACAAGTTCACAGAGCTTGAAAACAATGCTACTTCTTTGAAAGAAGAGAAAGAAGAGTTGTCTAATGTAGTTGGTGAAAAAGAAAGCGTAATCGCTGAATTGACTAACAAGATAGCTGAAATGGAAGCAAAGCTAAACAAAAGTGAAGCTACTGAAACTGTTGTAGAAGCAGAGGAAGAGCCTACAATCACTCCAACTGAAGAGGTTGTAAATGAGTGGGATGCTTTTGCTAAATCAATATTAAAATAATAATTTAAAACTAATTTAAAATGGCTTATACAAGTGCAAGTTTACCTACTGTAAATCAGTATGATGTAAATAAGACAATCCTTGAACCTTTATTTTTAGGTCAGGATTATATGCAATATATGGATGTTATGCCAAATGTTGCAGGAACTATCGTATTAGATAGATTTCAAGCGTTAAGTGGTATTACTAAGGAGTTTGCTTCAGGTGCTTTTTCTGCTGAAACAGGCGAGAAAGGTGCTGCTGTAACTATCACACCAAAAAGAATGGAAGCTGAAATCGCTTTCGCAGGAAACTCTTTATTCAACAAGATGAAAGGTCAGTTGATGAGAGGTGGACACGACTTTGATAATGTTGACGGAACTATTGTAAAAAATATTCTACTTGGCTTAATCGGAGAAGGTGTACAATCTGACTTCAACCGTCAGTTATGGTTATCTGATAGTGGTGCTTCAGGCGACTTTGGTATCTACAACGGTATCTTCCAAGCTGCTTTTGAAGCATCTTCAAATAGCATTAACAGAGGAAGTATCACTGCTGAGCAAACTTCTGATGCTGCTTTAGTTGCAGGTAACGCTATCAAGATTTTACGAGCATTATATGATGCTGCTTCTCCTGAGTTATTAGGTGCAGGCAACCATGTATTATTCGTATCAGGCGACATCGCTGATGATTATATGTTAACTCTTGAAGGAACAGGATTTACTTCTTCAGGTTACGGAACTTTAGTTAACGGTATGCCACAACTTACTTTTAGAGGTATTCCTGTTGTTGTTCGTAGAGATTGGGATATTGCTATTGCTGCTAACGTTGCTAACATCAACGGAGCAACGGTTGCTGCTGAAACTCACAGAGCAATGTTAACTACTAAAGATGCTTTTGCTGTTGCAACTGACTTTAGTTCTAACGCTGTAGAGCAATGGTATTCTAACGATAACAAAGAGTATCGTTTCCGAGTGGCTTACTCAATCGGTTGTGCATTGAAAGATGCTAAATTGGCTGTGTACTACACTCCTGATAACATGGCATAATTGAATTTAATTAAGGGGGATGAAATACTCCCCCTAATTTTTAACTTATAAAACCTAAATAAAATGGCAATAGAAGCAATAGGGGTAACTCATGAGGATTTAGAAGTAAGAGGTGGTCTGAAGCACATCGCAATAGGCGAGTTTAGTGCAACATCTGCTGTTACTTTTGATTCAGCAGCAGGCGACCACCATATTAGTGCTTTGACTAACTCAGGCATGAAACTGTTTGAATTAAAGCAAGGAACAGGCGCATTGACTACTACAGGCACAAAAGAAGGTGGTACTATCATGTTTGAGAATACTGTTACTTTTTATGTTCCTCGTATTAGCGATGATCACTTAGCATCTTTGTACGAATTAGCAAACAAAGATCTAATATGTATCGTAGAGGCTTTTGAAGGCACTAAGTATGTAGTAGGTGTTTCTGAAGAGTACAAGTTGAGTGATGATGTAGCGAATGTTCAGATGTATGCACGAATGACATCTATAGAAGGTGGCACAGGTGCTGCTCTAGGTGATGAGAACGGTGTTACGGTAACTTTATCTGCAATGTCAGGAGAGCTACCAAGAACATACACAGGAACTTATACTCCTGATCCATCAGCAGGAACAGTAGCATTAGCTTAATATTAACTAAAAGAGATTGGTTAGGGCATTTTGCCCTTTCCATCTTTTTTACTATACTTGTATTATGTATAAAGCACGATTAAAAAAAGGACACGCTTTTTTCGTTGGTGGTCTAAACTTTAAATGGAGTGAAGCTACTCAAGAACAGTTGAAGGCTGTTTACGAAATGGGAGATAATGACCTAGTAGAACTTGTAAAAGATGCAGCACCAAAGAAAACCAAAGCAAAAAAATCAGAAGCCTCAGATAAAAAGTAAATTTGGGACAAAGTACGCTTTTGTAAATCTTTCAACACCTCAAGTAAGTACAGAGGAGAAGGATTTAGATAGGATAAGAGAGGAATATATTCCATTTGGAAAGGACAACCTCTTCCCACAATACTTAGCTGAATTAAAAAGACAATCATCTACACATAGATCTGTCTTGGCTCAAAAAACCACATTTACCACAGGTAGTGGCTTCTCTACTTCTAACGAAGCATTATCTTCTTTTTTAGAGGATGTTAATGCTGATGGAGAGAGTTTAAAAGATGTATTTAAGAAACTAGCTGACGATTACTTTACATACGGTAACGCATACTTAGAAGGGGTCATCTACGATGGAGGAATCAACTTCTATCATAAAGATGCCTCCACAGCTAGAGTTAGCAAAAATAAGCAATCCATTTGCTTTCATCCTGATTGGACAAACTATAAGAGAAGCCCTGAGAAAAAGCAGGTTATACCTGTTTATCCTAGAGTTGCTAGAAGTAGATTCATTGTTCACTACAAGGATTACGAAAGCACATTTAACTTTTATGGTTTACCTGACTATGTGGCTTCTTTGGAGCATATAGCGATTGATTACGAGATAGGTAAATTTAACCACACAGCATTTAAGAATGGATTTAGTCCTTCTGCCATTGTTACTGTTAACGGAGATTTTGGCGAAGCAGAAGCAGAAAAGTTTGTTGAAACTGCCAAAGATACGCTAACAGGTAGTGGCAACAACTCAAAGATATTATTCCTTGTAAAGAATGGAGATGATAGTAGTGGAACTGATGTTCAGATCATCAACAACAAGGAGGATGGGGACTTCTTAGACTTACAGAAGTTAACCGATCAAAACATTATTACTGCTCACAGATGGCAACCTGCCTTGAGTGGTATTGTGTCATCAGGAAAGATGAACAACACAGGTAGTGAGATAAGAATTGCTTATGAACTAGCAATGAGTACAGTTATCAAAGATACCACAAACATCCTTCTAGCACCAATAAGAAAGGTGTTAGGTAAGGAGTTAGGTCTTGATACTTCTGACTTAAGAGTAGTTTATGAGCCACCAATATCTTTCCTATCTGATCTAGATCCAAAACAAGTTCTTACTATCAACGAGCAAAGAATGATGTTAGACAAGGATTTAGAAGCGATACAAGATGGTGATATGCTTCTTACTGATAGACAGTCAATTAAGGTTGAGAAAACAGAAACAGTAATTACAAATAATCAGTAGTATGGCAAATGTAAGACAATACAATAATTTAGTTACAGCATCAGAAGTGATTGCTCAGGCTTTTACAAATCAAGCCACAGATACTGCACTAATATCAGAATCTATTATTGACATTGCTGAGTTGGCACACATCAAGCCTATCTTGGGTTTGGATATGTACGAGGAGCTAAAAACACAAAACCACAACTCAACTCTTACTACAGCTAACTCTGATCTACTTACTCACTACCTAAAGGCTGCATTGTGTTGGTACGTTAGGTTTGAAGTAATGAATGAGATACAATACAATACTACATCAGCAGGTGTGGTTATAAATGTATCTGAGTTTAGCAGCCCTGCAAATGTAGAGCAGTTCAATCAAATGAAATCTGATACCTTCAGAAAGGCTCAAGTTATGAGTGATGACATGATTTCTTTTATAACACATGAGGATCAGACAAGTGATTACCCACTTTACGGTAAGGATGGAGATTACATGACACCTAACGATGGTGATGTAGCTAGAAAAATGAACGGAATAATTTTTTACTAATGCCAACAGATTTTCCAAAAAAAGGTGATGACAAGAAGATCTCTTTACGAAATAGTGAAGAGAAGCAGTTCAGTTATGAGTTTGCTAAGAATTTAAAAGAGCAGCAACCAAAGATATGGAAGGCAGGAGGCAACATTCGTGGCAATGAAGCATTTATGCTTTGGGGTAGAGCTAGAGATGGTCAGGATACAGAGTCGATAAAAGAGTGGATCAAAGAGAGAGAGTCTTGGGCGAAAAGACATTTTAGAGATGGTCAAAAGTTCAAGGGTGATGTAGAGCCAAACCTTAGTAATGTTGCAGGTGTTGTTGCACAGATCAAATGGGGTGTCATAGGTAACTTAGGAGAGCAAGGAATGAAGGATGTGATACTTGAGCTTACAAAGAAGCTAGAAGGTCGTAAAGAGCCTAAAAATGTATCTCCAACTGTAAAGAAAGGTTTAGAAAAGAAGGTAAAAGATCATAACGAAGAAGTGAAGGACTTGAAGGTGGATTGGAATCCTAGAGTTACTTACAAGAAGTTAGAGAAAGTGTTTGATCGTGGCATCGGTGCTTACCGAACAAATCGAGAATCGGTTAGACCCAATGTAAAATCTGAGGAACAATGGGCATACGCAAGAGTAAATTCTTTTCTTTTTGTTATGAAAAAAGGTCGTTTTCAAGGTGGTCAGCATGATACTGATTTGTTACCTAAGGATCATCCTATGAAAAAAGCAATGGAAGATACAGATAACTATCAACACACAAGAAAAAACCCTGATTGTCCTGATGGATATGAACACCAAATGCCTGATGGATCTTGGATGTGTGGTAGAAAACATGGTGGAGATGGCTACAATAAAGTTGACAAGGACAAACTTGTTAAGTTTCTAAACATAATGAAGGAAGAACTAATTACAGAAATTAAACTAATAAAGAAATAAAATGGCAAGTACAATAACTAACGCAACCCTTAGTGTTACAATAACAGAGCAGTTATCGCTAGGAGGAACGGAATACGGAGGAACAAAAACCTTAGAGATAGCAGGTATAAATGAAGTATTCAAGAGAATCGTTAAGTGTGTAGCAAGTCAAACAACTACTGTTGCTACATTCAATGGGAATGCTTTTGCATCTGACAATGCTATTGATCTTGAGGATGCAAAATACATCAGGGTAACAAATCTTGATGATACAAATCCTGTTGAGTTGGCTATCGTTGGAGCAGCTACCCTTTATCAAGTAAGATTAGCAGCAGGAGAGTCGCACATTTTAGGCGCACCTGATGATCTTATGTTAGCTGAGGCAGATACCTCTCCTAGTTTTGGCACTATGGCTGATATTGCTAGCATTCAGGTAAACCCTGCAAGTAACGATGTAGATGTAGAAATTTTAGTAGCTTCAGTATAATATGGCAAGTAACGAACATAGTAGTTTAGCAAACGATCAGCTTCATGATCCTAAAGACTTTAGCACAGCAGCTAATGATACTGTTCTAACAAAGAACGCATCAGGAGCTTTAACTTGGCATGACGACACCATAAGGAGAACTCATTTCGTAAGAGTAGCAGGTCTTATAAGTAAAAGCACAACAGATGAGTATGCTCCAACTTATGCAGGTGGTACTCAGCACTCTTTTGATACAGTTGTTACAAACCCTACTGCTGATGCACAAGATGCAGTTGCACAAGCGCAGCTATTTTGTACTAGAGCAGGATATGTAAATGCCTTCACAGGTATTATTGCTATCAACAGCTCAAAAAGCCTTGAAATAAAACTATATAAAGGAACTCCTGCTGATGAAAGTTCATCAGGTTTTGCCTTAACACAACTAGGAGATACAATGACTGAAACAGGGGAGGGTAATACCACTCCAAATTTATTTGATACAACAAGTTTAACCACATCTTCTACTTTTGCAGCAGGTGATGTTTTAATAGTAACGCTAAAACCTACAGCAGCCTCATCGACACAGGGTAGATTGAATTCTACTATAGAGGTTGTATATACATCATAAAATGGCTACAACAGCACAAGAAATAGCTCTAATGAAACAAAGAATGGACTCTATGGATGATAAGCTAGACAAGATGGATAGCAAACTAGATATGCTTACAGAGAAGCTGTTAAATCCTGACAATGGTGTTGTTTCAAGAGTTAACAAAAATACATCTGCAAGATTGAATATGCAGAGAGCTTTGTGGGGTTTATGGACTGTTGTTGTTGGTGCTTTAGTAACTTACTTTTTCTCAAATAGATAATGTCTAGAAAAGTAGGATCAACATACACACAAAAAAAGAAAGTAAAGCGTAAGAAGCACTCTAAAAACGCTTCACAAGGTCAGGTTGGTCATAAGAAGAAATATCGTGGACAAGGAAGATGATACAGAGAGATTTAACACTATCTGTTGGGAATATAATTTGGATTATAGGTATCATATTTACAATGGGTATAGCTTATAGTCAGATAGCTCAACTTGATGAAGATATACTTGTTTTAGAGAAGAGATTGGAGAAGAAGATAAAAATAATAAACGAGTGTGAGGATAAAATACACGAATTAGAAAAAGAATTAGCAACAATAAAAAATTGTAAAAATGATTGAAAAGATAAAAGCATTGATTTGTATATTACTATATAAAATATCATTTAAGAAAGTTTGTTTTGGTAATTGTAAATACTGCAAACTGTAATGGAAGAGGTATTTAGATTAGTAGAAACCTATGGTATTACATTAGTTTTATTATTAGGTAGCTGTTACGCTCTTTACAAATTTTTCATTTTCAGCATTTACGAGGTGAAATCGCAATTTTCAAAGTATCACGAGAATAACGCTAAAGATATGCAGTACATCAAAAGCAAAATCGATACTATATTAGAGTTTATTAAGAAAAACAGCTAGCGTGGAGTTAGTAGTATTACGCTATAATATATCATCTGACAGCACCAACGGTATGTTGCTTGAAAAAAGTTGGATAGGTTACGATTTTCTTTGTTACACTCTAGAAGATGAGGAGAGAGATGTAAAAGTGAAGGGAGAAACTATGATACCTTACGGAAGGTACGAAATAAAGTTGCGAAAAGAAGGTGGATTTCATAATAAATATAGCAAAAGGTTTTCTGATATACACGATGGTATGCTTCATATCACTAACGTTCCTAATTTTGAGTATATTCTCATACATTGTGGAAATACTGATGAGCATACTATGGGGTGTTTATTGGTTGGTGATTCACAAGAAAACAACGGATTGATCACAGGTGGCTTTATAGGCAAATCTACACAAGCCTACAAAAGAGTTTACAAAAGAATTTTAGAAGCCATAAATTTAGGCGAACAGGTGTTTATTGAATACAAACACACTAATGATTTTTTTGATAAATAAAGGGTTCACAAAGGGTATAACATACCCTATATAATAAAGCTAAAGATAAAGATAAGGTTAAAGATAAAGATAAAGATATGAGTATATTGGGAAAAATTTTTAGTTCAGGTGCAAGTAGTTTGGTAGATAGCGTTGGAACTGCTATAGATAAGATACACACCTCAGCAGAAGAGAAAGAACTAATAAAAGCAGAAATAAAGCAGAAAATATTAGATTATGACTATAATATCCAAAAAGAAGTTACAAAGCGTTGGGAAGCAGATATGCAGGGTAATTGGCTCACTAAATCAATACGACCTCTTAGCTTGGCTTTTCTTCTGCTTGTTCTTACTGTATTTACTCTCGTTGACTTTAGTTTTGTTGAACTAGAAATCAAAGATTCGTGGGTTGACCTGTGGCAGCTACTAGCGTTGACAGCTTTTGGTGCGTACTTCGGAGGAAGATCGTACGAAAAAACAAAGAAATAGTTTTTATTTAAGCATTTAATTACTATATTTACATTTATTAACCCTAGTTCTTAGGGTGTTTTGTTACGTTTGTTTTGATTAAAAGGTGGGAGTATTTGGTTATTCCCACTTTTTTTTGTATAATTGCGCAAACATACAAACAATGAAACAATTTCGACCACGTCTTACAAAAACAGAGTTTGATCTTATTCAACAACACAGAAATGGTAATGCTGTTGGAATCATTGGTGATACTCATGAGCCTTTCTGCCACCCTGAATACAGGAATTTTTGTTATGAAGTCTTTGATCGCTTTGGTGTATCAGAGATAGTTCATATCGGTGATGAGGTGGACAACGCAGCACTATCATACCATGAGAAGCTAACTGATATGCCTAATGCAGAAACAGAGGCAGAACAGGCTCAGAAAGCTATGGAGAAGTGGTATGCAACCTTTCCTGACGTTAAGGTGTGTGTGGGTAATCATTCAGCACTACCATTCAGACAAGCTACTACAGCAGGTATTCCTAAAAGATTCCTAAAGTCTTATGAAGATATATGGAACGCACCAAAAGGATGGAAGTGGGAGTTGCAATGGGAGATTGATGGTGTTTTGTTTGAGCATGGAACAGGTAGTAGTGGGGCTAGGGCAGCAGTCAATAGAGCTACTGCAAACAGACAATCTACTGTTATAGGGCATTGCCACTCATTTGGTGGTGTAAACTACATGGCATCTCGTAATGACCTTATCTTCGGCTTAAACGTAGGGTGTGGTATTGATGTAGATGCTATGGCATTTTCTTATGGTAAAAACTTTCCTAAAAAGCCTACTCTTGGCTGTGGCATCGTTCTTGATGGAGGAAGAATAGGATTATTTATTCCTATGGATCTCGGTAGTAAAGTGTATCTAAAGTAACATTTTTTATAATTTTATTTATTTTCTTTTGGTATATTGTAAAATAGTTGTATGTTTGCAGCAGTTATTCACATAAATCAATTAACAAATGGCAGAATTAGTAAAAGAAACTAGAAAAGAAGCATTAGCAAGATTATTTACTGCTAATGGTTTGGTAAAGGAAGATGTGTATAAAGACAAGCGTGGCTTTGTTATTATCACAAGATCAGGTATTGATAAGATTATCAGTAACCGAAACATTCAATTAGAATACGAACCTATTGTAATGCAGAAGGATTGGGTTGTTCTTAGGTGTGTAGCTCTTATGACTAAGGGTAAAGATATTGGTCAGACAAGAGTTGAGTCTTTTGGCGAATCATCCAAAGAGAACACTATGGGACTTGCAGGTAAGTTTCCTGTGGCTATGGCAGAGAAGAGAGCTAAGTCAAGAGCAGTATTGATGCTGACAGGTTTCTATGAGCAAGGCGTGTTTGGTCAGGATGAAATGATGGAAGAGTAATGGATTGGATAGATGACCTGCTTAGTGATGAGCCTATCAACTTACCACAAATATCAATTATAGAATCATTGCTAAGTAGGTGTCCCTATCCTGAATCACAGATAAAAGAAATAGAATCAGGTATGTTGGAGTTATCAGAAATAGAAGCATCAGAGCTAATATTTAGGCTAAAGCAAGATGAAATACCTACAGATCCTAGAGAACAATATAAAAGAATGTTTAGAGATGGCAATTAGAAAACACGCAATGACAAAGGTAGGTGCAATAGTTTGCATCACAAGAAGTCAGATAAAGAAGATTAGAGAGCAAGGTGGAGATCCAAATGGTAAAGTATTTAAAGATCAGATGGGGATAAACTCAACATTTGTTGATACATACCTTGAACTACCTGACAATAAGATCAAAGAATTATATAAGAACGAGTTCGATATAGAACTAGAAATCGTAAACAGATGAAAAAAGCAAGTAGCAAATTAGAATCTCTCATAAGAGAATTAGGAGTAACAAAGAAGGAGTTTAGCGAATGCACAGGTGTTACACATATAACTGTAAACAAATATCTAGCAAACCCTAGCTTGTTAAGATTAAAACACATAGAGTGTCTTTCATCACAAGACAAGATTAAGGAAAGCCATGATATCAATGACCTCATAAGCATTATAAGAGATGACAGCTAAAGATTTAGAATACAAGAAGTACCAACCTCTAAGAGATGCTGTGTGCGCTGTTTACAACATATCTCAGGAGCAGTTGGAAAGCACTAACAGAAAGTCCAATGTTGTGTCAGCAAAGAGAATGTTTTTCTATTTTTTACGCAGACACTACTTCTTACCTTACGCTAAAATATCAAGTGTTTTTGGAATGAATCACGCAACTGTGATACATCATCACAAAACAATGAAGGGTTATTTAGAGTATGATAAGGAAACCATATTAGAATACATTAGAGTCAGAGATATGGTGTTTGAGCAGAACAGCTTTGTAACACTTAATGATGAACTAGAGTTATTAGAAAGAGAAAAACTACTACTTGACGATAGAGTAGATAAAATCAAATCAGAAATTAATTATTTAAAAGAACTTGAAAATGGAAATTAAAGGAACTATTGAGGCAATCTTTGAAACTAAAGCGTTCAAAAGTGGATTCAAAAAAAGAGAATTTGTAATCAACACAGGTGGGGACTATCCTCAATCGGTAAAAATGGAAGTTGTAAAAGACAACATTGATAAGATCGGTGCTATGGCTGTAGGAACTCCTGTGGAGTGTAAGATAGACATTAGAGGTCGTTTATACGAAGGAAACTACTACAATAACATCTTGGCTTGGTCTGTTAAGGAAGAAGGTCATACAGCAGCTAAGTCGGAGCAGCCTGAAACTGTTGCAGAAGATGATGGCTTACCCTTTTAAGGTAAGATTATTGATAGAAAAGTTTGATTGCGAGGTCAATGAAATTTGAAACCATAAATGATGTTAGGAGGCAGGAACTAGCTGTTAGATCATTCTGTAATAAGTATGATTTCAGTTATGTTCCTGCTGAACAATGGTCAAGTATTGATTATCAGGTTCTTGACAAGCAGTTAGACATTATTTGTGGCTTTGAAGTTAAAGGATGCGTAAATCAAAGGATTGGAGATAAAGATATTGTGTTGGTTTCAATGCGCAAACTTGTTGATGGTCAGCAGTTTCAAACCACACACAGGAAGCCATTGATCATGTGTTGGTCTTTTACCGATGGTATATTGTATGAAAGATTAAATAATCTTGCAGGTAATTTTGCTCTTGGAGGAAGAAAACCTAGAGCAGGATCTACTCATGATATTGAGCTTTTGACATACATAAAACAAAAAAAACTTAAAAAACTTTTGTTTTAATAAAAAAAGTTGTAGGTTTGTATCAAATTTAAAACAAACAATTATGGCAAAACGAATGACAGACACAGACAAATGGAAAAAAAGATTTGTCAGAGAATTGTCACCACAACACAAGCTGCTTTGGTTCTATATATTAGATGACTGCAATCACGCAGGAATATGGGAGGTAGATTTAGAGGTAGCATCTATTAGGATAGGAGAAACATTACAGCATGATATACCTGCTGAAGATATGTTATCACAGTCTTTTTTGGATAAAATAGTTATCTTTGACAATGGCGACAAATGGTTTATTCCTGAGTTTATTGACTTTCAATATGGTGAACTTAACCCTAACTCTAATGTTCATAAATCAGTTATAGCACTATTACAAAAATATAATCTTGAAGGGTATCTGAAGGGTTCACAAACCCTACCTGATAGGGTACAAGATAAAGCTAAAGATATAGTTATAGTTAAAGATAAGGTAAAGGCTAAAAGGTTTGCAAAACCAATAATTGATGACATCATTGATTATTGCTCTGAAAGAAACAACATGGTTGATCCTCAGAAGTTTTTTGACTACTACTCATCTAACGGTTGGAAAGTAGGAAAGAATCCTATGAAAGATTGGAAAGCTGCTGTTAGGACATGGGAGAAGAATACAACAACAACACAAACTAAAAGTAAAGTAG